TGTAACCCCAAGCCTCAAGTGAGTATCTCCCTTTTAAGCGAGGTGGTATATCTGACTGTTCGTCTATAGAGTGTATATTGTAGTATGCAAGTTTACCGAGTATAAGAGTATCAACAACCGTATCACTTAATGTTATATCTGAGTACAACTTTCGTATTACAGGTAAATCATATCCTATAATGTTATGTCCTACTAGAGTGTCATACTCTTCCAACATTAACAACCCATCATATACTGAATCAGGTGGGAAGGAATGTAGTTGTTGTTCCTCGACATCATAGAAAGCAAAGCAGTGGATTTTAGTTACCTCGTCCAACAAGCCATCTGTTTCTAAATCAAAAATCGCTGTCTTCATCACCAAACTCCTCTTCAAATTCATCGCTTATGCATTCAATTCTACCTGTTTCGTGATTATAAAGCAAGGTGTCTGCTCTACCTAGTTGACCACCAAACCTGTTCTTTAATACCCTGATACCAATCTTATCTCCTTCATCCTCTGATTGAGCATCTCTCTCCAAACCGATAACGGCATCAGATAATTGAGCGATAGCACCTGAGCCACGTAGCTGAGACAATGTAATCTGCGCTCCGTCCTCGTGTCCTTTATCCCCTGAGGCTCTACGCAAGTGAGAAATAAGCAACATACCTACATTAGTCTCCTCAACGACTGAACGTAACATAGTCATTAAGTTGTCGATAGAGCGTCTCTCATCTCCGCCTTCCATACCTGATACAACAATTGAGATATGGTCTAGTACAATGAAATCAACACCACAGTTATGTATCATCACTCGTATCTTAGCTAAGAGGTTTTCAGTTTCAATAGAGCCGAAGTGGTCATATAGATATAACCTATCCTTACCTATGGTCTCTTCCCAAGCCTCCTTCTCCTCTTCTTCATTAAGTTCATTATCAAAGAACAAAGGCTTGTTGCTATACATACCTAGGAACTTGGTTAAAGTAGCACGCCAGTTCTCTTCCAAAGCAATATAACCAATCTTACGCTCTTGTCTAAGCATTAGGTCGTAGGCAATCTCTCTAACTACTGTTGATTTACCCATACCACTACCCGCTGTGAAGGTAACTAACTCACCCTTACGGAGTCCTTTGAACATATCATCAATCTTAGGGTAGGGATAGGCACAAGTATCAAAGACTTCCTTCTCTTTATATTTATCCCATAAGTCTGAACCATTAAGTATTCCATCGGGTCTCCATTCTTTAGCATCATAAGTGGCATTAACAACCGCTGACTTACCTTCGGCTAGTAACATCTCATTAGCATCTTTATACTGTGTAGATATAACCTTAACCTTTCCGGGGCTTAGGAGAGGCATAACAGCCTCAACAGCATCCTTACCTGCTTGGTCGTTATCAAACCATAGGACAATACTATTAAAGCCTTCTAGCCACTCTAGGTTCTTCTTGATAACGGTAGATGCTGATTGAGCACCATTAGGTAAAGACACAACAGGATACTTAGCATCAAATGCCTCTGCCACTGATAATGCATCTACCTCTCCCTCGGTAATAATTACCTGTCTTCCTTTATCACGGAATAATTGCTTACCAAACATAACACTAGGGTTTACAGTTCCTATTGCTCTGAATGATTTATCTTTAAATCTAACCTTCTGTCCAACCAAGTTGTTTTGGTCATCATAGTAGTTAGCTAAGTAAGCAGGACTTCCGTCAATCTCTGTTAGGTGATACCCATATTTACGACAGGTCTTAGCACTAAGCCCCCGACCTTTAACATCTATGAACTCACCGTGTAATAATTCGTCTCTCATTGTATTTCTCCTTTGATTTGTTTGTACTTGTTGTTTTCTTTCGCCTGTATAAGTAGATTTGGCACAACTGAAACAATAGGTGTTATTTGTATACTCACTTAAAGCATCAGTTGAACCACAATCAGGACAAGGAAGGTGTGCCCTTATCAACACACCGTCTTCCTCCTGCTTGTACATTAAAAGTCTAAGTCTTCAGCATCATTAAATGGCGACTCAGTTGTAGTTACTGTAGCAGGAGCAACATAACCACCCTCTACAGCATCAAAACCACCGGAGGCATTACCATACTCTACTAACTCAAGGATTTGTACTGCATTCAATCTGAAACTAATACCTACTGTGTTAGTCGATGCCATATGATATAACTTAGGGAATACTTTAGCTCTTACCCTACTACCATTACCTACTAGAGGACAACCATTAGTAATATCCTTACCTGTGCTATCTACAATAGGCATAATTTGGTCATTACCTTTGAAGTCTTTAGAGAATTGCTTGGTCTTAAGCTCTAACTCACCTGTTAGGTTTCCATCCTTATCTTCTGCCTCTTTAAACAAATCAGCCTTTGATAGGGTTTTCTGCTTAGCAGGTTTAAGCTCTGCAAACGTCTCATCATAGAAGTTATCTAATAATGACTGCATCCTAGACTTAAAATCCTCTGCTTCTTCAGGTGTGAATATAACACTCATTGAATACATTGGTGTAGGGTTAAACTTATTACTCTGTGGCTCAGTTACTTTCGCCCATAGAGCATTACCTGTTGGTGTTACTAACGCTTTTACTTTTTTAGTTGACATATCAGTCTCCTTTTATTATTTACTTTTGGCATTATTGCCTTTATATATCCAACATAAGATATATAAGTAGAGTAGTTAGGGGGAGAAGGGTAATGAAAGAACCCAATACTAACCACTCTCTTATATAACCTATATACATATATAACATATATCTTTACTTCTGTTTATTACTACTACTTCTATTAATGTTTCTTAGTAGTAGTAGTTCTTACTTGTTTCTGTTCTATATTTTTAATATATTTATATACTCGATTTGTATTTCTGTATATAAATAAGTAATTAAAACTCTCATTCACACTTTTCGTTAAATGTCAACTAAATATGTAATTACTTTCCCAAACATCTTGAATATTCAAAGTATACATTAAAACCTCATCAGGATGTTTTAGTTTTATATTAGGTAGCTTAGCTTGTAACTGCTCATACCAATCAGCTAAAGGCTCACTCATAAACAATTCTACATAACTATCTCTTACTGCATTGTTTAAGTGTTGTACCTCTGTACAAGGAACAGCGAAACTATCGTGTATTAAAGCATAACTAGTAACTCCATAGTCTAAGTTTAATCTCTCTACTGTCAGCATCATAAGAGTAGCATCAAGAGAGTGAATGAAGTTAGGTGCAATAGAACTAGACTGTTTTCTACTATCTATGTTATCTGTTAAGTATGAGAACTGTAACTGCCCTACTTGTGTTTTAATCTGCTTCTTCTTCCTCCTCTGACTAGCCTGTATTACAGGGAAACCAAAGATAGGTGTTTTCCATACTAATGGTTTACTAGCTAAATTAAAGTGTTTGGTTATCTCCTTAATATACTCCTGTCCTACAATAGCACCCTTAACCACCTCATATATAGCTTGTGTGTTTAGATGTGTTAGTAGTTTAATGCTTACCCACTTCTCACCTTCCCAAAACTCCTTACCATCGTCCTGTGCCTCATCAAACAACTCCCTTAATTGGTCGTACATACCTCTTTGTGTTACTGAGTAGGGTTGGGTCATAACATTACGCTTAGTCTTCTTACGGTCAATCTTGCCCTTCAGCCCCGATGCTTCTTTATGTGTTTTTACTTCGGTAAAGTTGCCTTCTGAGTCTGTGAATGTAAACTCTTTTGGATAATCACCACTCATTAATCTACGCTCTACTACATCCGCTACTTCCTTATAAATATCAGCAGGTCTACCTGTGTCATTATTAATAACATTAACTGCTCTTGCTCCTTCCTCATCCATCAATAAACCACTATAAATCTGAATACCACTACAAGTAGCATCTAAAGGTACAGGATAGTGTACTGATTTACCTTCTAACGCATCTGAGAGTGCCTTACAGCCACTTAAAAACATTAGAGGCTCATCTGCTTCAGTCCAGAAAGAAATCGTCTCTAATGGAGAATTTGAGGTTCTGAGTATGTCCTCTATATTATCATCCACATACGCTACTCTTTCAGCATAAGGTAGTTTGTCATACCCTCTAGCATTAGCAAGTGCTACTTTCAACCAATAGATACCTTCTTCTGTTGGTTCTACACCATCAGCAAATTCTAGTAATGCTTTAACATTAGATGTTGCTTGTGGATTAAACACCTGTTGTACTGGATATAACCTACCTCTGAAGTCAGCTTTATATGAGAAGTAGAATTTATCATATTTCTTAAATTGTCTAGCAATATCAAAAGCAACAGCATATATCACTCTTCTACTGTTATTGGCTTCTAACTTCGCTAATACCTCCTCCCTTCGTTTATAGTAGGCAGTATAATCCGCTCTGTTCTCGTGTCTAGTAAATCCTCGTTCATCCTTATATACCTTACCAAATTGCTCGGGTTTAACTAAGTCATCTACTTTAACAAACTCTTGGTAAGGTAGCCCTGCAATACACTTAGGATTATCCTTGGGTTTAGAGTAGTCAGTAATATTATTCTCTAGGATGTTATCTACTACATCAAACAACCAACTATTAACTCTCCAAGGTGTGTCTTGTATCTTATTAACAACACCATACAGT